AAGCATTGAGGATTTACTAGCACAATTCCAGCCGACAGTAGAAGACGAAGCCCCCGAAGTATCCCAAGAACCTGCTATTAGTGTATTAGGTGAGGTGTACCAGTTAGGAAGACATAAAGTTATGGCGGGCGATTCAACTAAGATTGAAGATGTTAAGAAGTTAATGGATGGGAAGAAAGCGGAGTTATTATTTACCTCACCACCGTATTTAGATATGAGAACTTATAACAATGTGGGCGATTTATCTGTTGAAATTTTAGTCCAGTTTATTCCTACTTATAAATCATTTGTTAATTATCAAGTGGTTAATTTGGGATTAAGAAGAAAAGGGGGTCAGATAGATAGATATTGGGATGATTTTATAAAATCTGCGGAGAAATCTGGTTATAAATTATTGAGCTGGAATGTTTGGAATAGGCAGGGGGCTGGATTTTCAATGGGGGAAATTACTGCCATGTTTGCAATAGAACATGAATTTATATTTGTTTTCGGGGAAAACATAAAACAGTTAAACCTTACGGTTCCTAAAAGTGGCGGAGAATACAACAATTATTCTGGATTAAGACAACAAGATGGAAAAGTAACAAAGAATAAGGCGGTTATGCGTTCTCATAGGCAGATTGGTACAATAACTAATGTATTTTCTGAAAAAAACAGACAATGGACGGGAGACCATCCAGCCATATTTCCAGTTGCTTTACCCGATGAATATATTAGAGCGATGACGAATAAGGATGATATTATTGTTGATTGCTTCCTCGGTTCAGGTTCTACTCTCATCGCTTGTGAACAAACCAACCGTATTTGTTATGGAATGGAGATAGACCCTAAATACGTTGATGTTATACGAAAACGCTACGCAAAGTTTATTGGTAAGGAGGAAGAATGGCAGATAATTACGCCGATGATAAACAAGTAAAAAACATCGGTCACAGATGGCAACCGGGAGAGTCTGGTAATCCCAATGGTAGACCGCCTAAGGGCCACTCAATTACCGAGACTATTAAATCCATGATGGATGAGAAACCAGAGATTAAACGCGCTCTAGGTACAAAGTTAATCCAGATGGCAATAGATGGTGACATTGTAGCAATTAAGACGGTTATGGCCTACATAGACGGCTTACCCACCATCAAACATGAGTTGGTTGGGTCAGCAGGTATGCAGGTTAATTTCCTAAACTATGTTGAACGCGACACTCCTGCCTTGGCAGAAGACAATAATAAACGATAACCACAGATTTAAGATAGTCTGTGCTGGCCGACGGTGCGGAAAGTCCGTTCTAAGTCGGTTGTGGGTGCTCTCAGAGGCCGTTAAGAATCAAGGTCTATACTGGATCGTCAGTCCTAATTATAAGCAAAGTAAGATGATCCACTGGAGGGATTACCAAAATGAAATACCGCAAGAATGGGTTAGTAAAAGAAACGAGGTTGAACTTAGCTTCACGCTTAAAAACGGGAGCGTCATTGAGCTTAAAGGAGCTGAGAATCCGGATAGTTTACGCGGTGTTAAACTTAGAGGGCTGGTTATTGATGAAATCGCTTCCATCCGAAACTGGGGCTGGATATGGTCGGAGGTTCTTAGGCCAACTCTTACGGATTATTCATCACCGGCTCTCTTTATATCTACGCCCAAGGGTTTTAATCACTTCTATGAATTATTCACCGAAGCGCCACGGGAGAATCCGGATACTTATAGATCATGGCACTTCACCAGTTACGACAATCCATCAATTAGCAAACAGGAGTTAGACGATGCCAAAAAAGAACTTACCGAAGATACCTTCGCCCAAGAGTACCTCGCGGACTTTAGAAAATATACGGGGCTGGTTTACAAGAACTTTTCAAGGGAAGTCCACGTCATCGAGCCATTCGACATACCTGACAACTATCAGATATATAGAGGGATTGATTTTGGATCAACGAATCCTACTGCGTGCCTATTTATTGCTGTTGATCCTGACGATAACTGGTTTGTGGTTCACGAACATTACGCCACTGGAGAAACTATTGATTATCACGCTGGTCTCATTAACACTATTCCTCTGTCAAAGCGCGTATCTGCTACTTACGGTGACCCCTCGGGCGCTCAATGGATTACAGAGTTTGCGCAAAGAGGTATCTACATCACTCCGGCCAACAAAGAAGCCGGTACAGGGTTTAACACCTGGGTTAGATACGGTATCGAAAAGGTATCAGGCAAACTTGCGTCTCTCCCCGGCAGAGTTATCTCAAAAGTTCCAGGACGCAGTGCAGCGCTATATATCTTCTCAGGATGCACAGCTACTATTTCTGAGTTCGAAACATACAGGTGGAAAGAAAAGAGTGTCTCACAAGCACAAGACTTAAACGAACCTGATGTGCCGGAAAAGGCCAACGACCACGCTCTAGACGCGCTACGTTACTTCGCTGTTAGTTACCAGAAACCAGCAGATGATATGGATATGCTACCCGATGATACCAAGCGGTTCCAAGGAAGGTGGTTCTAATGGAAGTATTTGTGATTGAATGTACTTCTTTAATTAGAACCGTCGTCAATAACCATAACTCAGTCGTCTATGTGGATATGATGCAGGATATAACCAACATGAAAACCGGTGTTTTCAACTGTACGTTTAGAGTGGTAGATTCTTGTATCACGGATTACGTCTTAATGAGGAACGCCAATGCTCTCGCCCGCACGGCAACAGCTCATCCAACGGCTTAACCAGGACTTAGTCAATACCAAGCATGGTTCAGCTACGCTAACGATTGTAGTAAAGAACGGTGAGCCGGTAATGTCAACTTATAACCTGATTGTGATGAAGCGTAGGAGGTACAAGATGCCTATGCTTGACAACGTCGCACAATGAGTGCTAGTATGTTCCATTAGGCGTAACTTGAAAAACAGTGAGCCACCTTCGCACGAGGTGGCTTTTTTAGTGGGAGGATAACATGAATGAACTCATTAACACGATATTAGGTAGGTATGACGCAGCAGAACAGTATCTGGAAAACAAACGAGACGCATGGGACGAATACGAAGGCATTTTCCTAAACAAAGTAGAAGATTTGGTATCAGGCACAACCGGCAACGTGATGAGCGATCCGATTCTTTCCACGATGGCCATAGAACGAAGTAACCGTGTGATGGCTCAGTTACCTACCGGCAAGATTAGGCCGATGAGCAAGAACGACGAAGGAATAACTAAACTTATCAACATGACGGTGGATAAGTGGATTATTCCTAACGCTACCTCTCAATTCGACTTACTGACTAAACTCCGCATGGTAGACCAATACTCGAACATTTATGGTAACTTCTTTGCGTTCGTAGATTGGATTGTTAAGGATAAGGGCTACATCGGACCCGACCTATGGTTACTTAATATCCGCGACGTCTTTCCGCAGGTAGGGGCAGTCTCACTAGAAGATTCAGACTTTGTGATTGTGCGAACCTGGAAGAACAAAAGCTACTTTGAAGACTTAGGTGATGGATTCAAAGGTAAGAGCGAGAACTGGAACAAGATGAAGGAGATGAACGGCAACAAGGTAAACAAGAGCGCTTACGAGAAGTCTAAACGTGACTACGACTATCCTGATCCGATAGCGGCTAACAATTCGGGCCAGTTCTCTATCCTCTCGATGTACGAGCGCGACCGATGGGTAGATTACGTTCCGGCAACCGACACGATACTACGCGATATTGAAAACCCGCACGACAACGGCGAACTGCCGGTAGTCTGCAAGTACAGTATTCCCTTACTAGACGATTTCATGGGCATGGGCGACTTTGAGCGCGGTAAGAGTATGCAGTACGGTTTGAACGGATTGTGGAACCTGTACATGGAAGCGATGCGTATCTCTATCTTCCCACCCACCTTGATTAACAAGGACGCGATAGCAGCTGCTCATACGATGAAGATGGGACCGGCAGAGAAGTGGTTAGTCAGAGGTAATCCAGCGAACGCGGCTGCTCCGATGATTGTCTCCCCGCAAGGATTCAATACCTTCCAATCAACGCGTCAGGTAATAGTAGGTTCCCTGCTTAATCAGTTCGGCACCACGTTCACCGACAGTTCCGCTAGTACAAATGCGGAAATGGGGAAAACTCCGCAAGCGTTAAACATGCAACAACAAAGAGAGAACGCCCGCGACGCAGCCGACAGGTTCTATATGGAACAGTTCATTAAAAAGGTGATGAACCGGTTTACTAACCTGATTAGCAAGAAGCAACCCAAAGCGCTAACTATCCGCTTATTCCCCGACGAACTAGCAGACCTAGTCAACCAGTACCCTGAGATGGAGGAGATGTACAACGACAAGACCGGCAAGCTGACGATTAAACCCTCCACGTTCCGCAACTGCATCTTTGATTACGAGATAGTCTCAGGTTCAACCTACCAAGCAGACCAAGCTGACCAGCAAAAGAACCTAGCCCAGTTATTCATGATGCTAACGCAGGGTATGCAACCCAACCCGCAGACGGGCGAGATGACCTCACCTGTTATAGAGCGCATGAAGATGGAAGGACGAGACACCAAGATATCCGAACTCGTGACCAGAATTGTATCAAGCTCGGGTATCCAGAACTGGGACAAGATTCTACCTGACCTAACGAACGGAAACCCCGAACAGTACAAACAGGACCAGATGCTTCAGCAGCAAGCCCAAGTATTCCAACAAGCGATGATGCAAGCTACCCAGCCACAGCAGAATATGAACCAAATACCGCCCACCCAAGGAGGCGTGAATGCAAACCCAGGCAATCCACCCGGACAGCTTCAATGATTTTAGAAAGATTGTCTTAAAAGCTAACGCCCCCGCAGACTCGGCAGACCAGAAAGAATACTACTTAGCCGCTCTTGCAAACTCGGATGGGTGGAAAACTCTAAAAGAATACATTGAAACCTTGAAAGACGACATAGATAACCTTAACAAGTCAATGATGGAGCGCGGTGCATCATTTGAGGACATCGGCAGAAACGCCGTAATAGCTCAATTAGCACGGGACTTACTAAGAAAGATAGTCCAAAGGGTCGAGGATGCCCACGAATCCGTTGAAAACCAGCCAAAAGCCCGAAAATGAGGAGATTACACCAGAGGTAGAGGAGGTGTATAAGCCCGATTTCGTCTTTGTTCCCGGCGGACGGCATATTTGGCGTCAGGAAGGCCCATATTTAGTCTGCAGGGACTGTGGATTGCACCACGCTGTGTTTATAGGCATCGAAAACATAATGATTGGCGAAGATGAACAAGGAAAACCGATTATTAAAAGTAAGTTAGAAGTGTTTGGGGAGTAGTTAGCTGCTAGTCCTCAAACGTATTCTCACATTACGACACAGGTGCGTTGCTATTTAACAAGGAGTCCTATGACGGACGACAATACGGCGTTAAACGAACCAGTAGAGTCAGAAACTACTGAAACCACTACGCCGGTGGCAGAGGAAACGGCTGATGTAGAGACCGATAAGGTTGAAACACCAGAAGAAAGCAAAAAGGGTTACAGCGCTCGGGTTCAGGAGCTGGCTAACGCTAAGAAAGCGGCTGAGGAAAAAGCAAACTCTCTTGAACAAAAGCTGGCGGAACTCACAAGCCAAGTAGGCCAAGGTGGACAACCACCATATCAACCGCCAAAACAAGATGTAGTTAAACCCGGTGAAGAACTTACGGCAGATGAGCTAAACGCCCGTCTGTCCGAAAGGGAACAAAGGATCTTCCAAATGCAGGAGCTACGTCTCCAGCAGGAAAGAGCTTTGAACCGCATCAACCAGGAGGCCTCAGATGTAGTCAGGAAGTATAAACAACTAGATCCCGAGAGCGACCAATTTGACCCCGAGCTTTCTAGTTGGGTGACTGACACCGTCACTGAAGTGGTTAAAGCAAATCCAAACACATCCGTTAAAAAGATTGTACAAGGACTTATGAAACCATATCAGCGTCAGGTCACCAAAGAGGTCGCCGCGCAAACAGAGAACATCGCCAAGCAAGTATCTGAAAGCGCCATCCGGCCCTCTAACGCAAAACCGGCAGAAAAGAAATTTGAAGACAAGACAATAGCTGAAATGGAAGCCGAACTAGGTTTTGTCAATGCTTGACACAGGAATGAGGTGAATCAACAAATATGGCACAAATTAACATTACTACCGTACTTACCCAGACTATGTCGACCTATTATGAAAGGGTCTTCTTAGAGAGGGCAAAAGTACAGCTAGTAAACGAACAAGGAGCGCAGAAACGCACTCATCCATCCAATCAAGGTAAGACCATCAACTTTACCCGGATTGCCCCGTTATCTATCAGCACCACCGCTTTATCTGAGGCATCAAACCCCTCAGCATCCGCGATGACTGCTAGTACGGTATCGATATCCCTGGCTGAGTACGGCGCAGCGACCATCTACTCCCGCTTACAATCCACCACGTCTATTGACGTTGGGTTGAAAGAAGCTGTCGATACTTTCGGACAGAACATGGGTGAGACGATCAACGCTGTTGCAGGTTTAGCCCTAGCTTCCGGTACGGCGTTCTTCCCGAATAGTCGTAATGTTTCTACCGTCACCACAGGTGATGTGTTGAACGCTTCCGCTATTATCTACGCTGTCCAAGCTCAGGAACTCGCTCGTGCCCCAGTGTATCCAGATGGATATTACTTAGGCAAAACCACGATCCAGAATAAAGTCTCATTACTTAAGGACACCACTTGGGTAACGGCAAAGGAATACTCCGATGTCAAGGACCTTTATAAAGGGGAAATGGGTGAACTGTATCAGGTCCGCTGGCTCTTAAACGGTCAAACCGTTTCAGGTCTTGGGAACTCTGGTGCGGCTGCTTGTACGTCTGTGTGTTACTACTCGTATGTCCACGGTGCTAATGCGTTTGGAACTGTCAACCTAGAAGGTGACATGCCCAAACTCTACATTATCAACCAACCAGATAGTGGTAACGTTGCAGCTCGGTTAACCTACATCTCTTGGGCTGGTGCTTATGCTGCTGTTCTCTTGAACAGTACATGGGTCCAGACTATGAAATGTGTAGCAGCTTAGTTGTTTGGGGGGACTAACCTTAATGGTCTCCCCATATTAAGGTAGCAACTATGTACATCATAGATAAGACAAATAAGCCCTACTCGCGCAGTAATGATAGGTCATACGACTATCACGAACTTATCAGAGAAGCCAAGAATAACCCCGACCCCCACGCTCGGGCTTTAGCCGCGAAGGGAGCCGAACAGATAAGATTAGAAAGTAAAAACATCAGGGATATGCGCCAAGCCCTAATTAAAGCGCACCGTAAACAAGACAAGGAAGAAATTAAAGATATTCACGATATAGTCGCCCATAAGAAGAAATACAGCCATGAGTGACACCGTATTTAGAACCCAGACAGTTGAACCGGCAGCCGCCACGGAAGCTCCCGTAGCCCCCGTAGATAAGCACGTTCCGGCAGGGTTTACCAAGGTAGAACCGCCATTCACCGATTACGAAAGCGAGAAGGGACACCCATACTTGGTAGACCATTACGAGTTGGGGGATTTATGGAGTCATGGCGATATGTATTCCGAGGGCTATGTGCCGGAAGTTAAAACTATCAATGAATATTTAGACTACGCCATTAAGAACGGGGATTTAGCCAACACCACCGATTCAGTTAAAAACGAACTTAAACGGATTGAGAAGATGATTAACGTGCGCCCAGACCAGAGGAAGACAATGAGGATTGGATTAGTAGCCGAGTACGTTAGGTTTCTAATGAAGTCAGATTACATTAAAAAGGAGTCTGGTAGATTAGACAGGATTTAATCTCTATGAAAAGACGAGTGTTTTTAACCGGGGGGGCGGGGTTCGTAGGTCGTAACGTTTTTGAAAGATGTCACGATGACGACATCTATCTTTACGAGCGCGACGAAGGGATAAGCGGATTATTGTCTTTTGAGCCAGAAGTTATCATCCACTGTGCAGGAGAAATCTACGATACGGGCAAGATGTTTAACTCTAACGTTAAATTGACTTACAACTTACTGGAAGCATCAAGACTCTTGCATAACTTAAAAGCGTTTGTGTATCTGGGGTCGTCATCTGAGTACGGGCGAAAGGATGAGCCCATGAAAGAGACTGACTTCTTAGACCCCACAAACTTGTATGAAGCCACCAAAGGGGCGGGTTCCTTACTCTGCCAGTCGTATGCCAGAACGTACGGAGTGCCGGTAATGGTTGCCCGCCCCTTCTCCCTTTACGGCAGATACGAACCGGAACATAGATTTATTCCTACCCTAATTAAATCAGCCCGAGCCGGTTGGGAGATGAAGATTGCACCAGGCGTACATGATTACATAAACATTGACGATTTCCTTGACGCAATATTCCTGTTGATAAGTAAACCACAACCAGGGGAGATATATAACTTCGGTTCGGGCGTTCAGATGTCTAATGACGAAATGGTGTCTTTAGTAGAAGAACTCGTTGGCCGGAAGATAATTAAGAAGCCGGTTCCCAAGATGCACGAATACGATACGGATACCTGGGTAGCCGATATTACTAAGGCAAAATCTTTAGGATGGAAGCCAAAAATAAGTTTATGGGAAGGAATAGCAAAACTATGCCATCATTCTTAGAGCAACGGATACTCAAACTATCGCACAAGTATGGTTTATCCCATGTAGGTTCGTGCCTATTGGCATCGGAACCCATCAACGCTACCTATAAGATAAGGAAAGATAACGAACCGTTCATCCTATCTAACGGCCACGCGGGACTGGCGCTTTACTGCGTTCTGGAACAGTGGGGCTTCGGGGATGCAGAGGAAATGTGGAAGAAACACGGCACTCACCCCAACCGGGACATGGAACACGGTATTTGGGCCAGTACGGGTTCTCTGGGGCATGGTATTGGGATTGCGGTAGGC